TCAAAAAGGACGGCACTCGTGGTTGGTCTAAACCAGCTTTACCGAAAGAGCCTGACTATAACCACTTGTGTCAAGTGGCTGTTTACTGGAAAGCAACAGGCTTAAAGCCAAACATTGTCTATATCAGCGACACTGACATAGTGCATTTCGATCAAGACAACTGCGATAAGCTATCGCCTGAATACTTAGAATATTGCCTATACGACTTACGCCGCAGGGCATTGATCCGGCAAAACCTACTGGCTGTTAGCACCGATCCAAAGGTGTTGGCTGGCTTGGTTGAGCCTGAGTTTAACCATCCATTTTACTGGAAAAACCAATTCATTGATGAAGCGAGGACATTATGGAATCTATAATTAGATTTAATCATGGCAATTCTCTAGCTTCAGAGATGAAAAGGCTTGGGATTGACCACCCAGATAAAGGATATGTTTCTGCTTATACACGAGGGCTGAACGATGCCCAAAAAAAGAATCTAAGGGCAGAGTTTAGGGATACATTGAAAAAAAGACAGCGAGTATGTCAACTAACTGGGTCTTCTATTGCTTTGGTAGCTTCGCACATAAAACCGTTTGATCATTGTGTCAACAGAGATGAAGCAACTACTGAGGCTAATGGCTTGCTGTTAAGAAAAGATATCGACTATTTATTTGACAAAGGTTACATATCTTTTGATAAAAAACACAAGCTGATCATTTCTCACGCCATAACCAGAGCTGTTAGCACTGAGAATTGGGCTAAACAAATTGAAATTGCTATTGGTCATGAAGCCCTAAAGTCATGGGCAAGCGGCGGCAACAAGTGCATGGTTAACACTATTGGCATACCCACTAAAGATAATCACTGGTCTATTAGAAGAAGATACATCACTCTTTCTAAAATGAGAGATGAATATATGGATTATCATCGGCGGCACGTTTTTAAGAACCCACAAATTCAACATATAGCAAATGAAGGATGAAACAATGAGTACAGTATGGAACACACTATCAGCCGTTGACGTGAATAAATACGCTGAGAAAAAGAACGGCTTTACCTATCTGAGCTGGGCATGGGCTTGGTCAATGCTAAAGGATCACTATCCTGATGCCACATATCATAAGCATATCTTTAACGGTCTGCCATACATGCTTGACCCAAACGGCTACGGCTATGTGCAAGTCACAGTATCCGTTCCAAGTTTGGATTCGTCATGCACAGAGATTATGCCTGTGCTTAACCACGCTAATAAGCCGATCCAAAACCCAGATAGCTTTGAGGTGAACAAGTCTTTACAGCGTTGCTTGGCAAAGGCCATAGCCGCACTAGGACTGGGTGCATATCTATTCCAAGGTGAAGACCTACCGCAGACCGTTGCAAGCAGTCCTGCACCGTCTGCACCACCACCTGCAAAAGATTTCAAGAAGGCGACAGGCATGTCGCTGGAACAAGAGATTCGGATAGCACCGGATATGGAGTCGCTGAAGGCTCTTTATAACCGCGTATCGTTGTCGCTGACCCCAGAGCAACGTGCGCTATTTAGCCAACGTAAACAGGAGATTTCTTAATGGCTCAATATGATAACAATCTGCGTGGGGTTCTATTCCACAATGACAAAGGGGATAACCCTAATCGCCCTGACATGACAGGTAACTGTGAGATTGATGGCGTGGAGTATAAAATCTCTGCGTGGAATAAAACATCTGCTAAAGGCTCACAGTTCATGAGCCTGTCCTTGCAGTTAAAGGATGCCCAGCCGAACGGTGCGGCAAAACCAGCACCACAACAGCAGGTAACGCTTGATGATGACGTTCCTTTCTAGGCTGTTTAAATCACCGGACACATCCAGCAAAAGCCGTAAGGTGAAGCTGGTTGTGCCTCGTGAGTTTGGTCTGCTGATAGTCACAGATGAGGACGAGCCAGAACAGCTGATGTTTTGGCAGGATGCGGATGAGCAAATCATTTTAGCATCACGTCTTCTGTCTGTGGCAACAGAGCGCAAAAGGGCTGAACGTGGCGAGTAAGCCCAGCATGAAGCCTTGGGGTGGTGAGGATACTTGCCACTATTGTAATAGAAAATTTAGTTGGAAGACATCAGGTCTAGCCACCGCAAACAAAGAGGTATTTTGTAACCATGACTGTTTTAACAAGAATATCAAACGCACTAAAAGTGCTATTCGGCAAGCCGATGACTTTGACAGCCTATGAGCGCAGAGATGCTCATTATGTGCGTGTTAAGGACATCATCAACATTGTGAGCGACATCAAAGGCGTTCCGGTCATTGACATCATGAGCAATCGCCGCAAGCACAAAATCACTGGTGCTAGGCATCTAGCAATGGTGGCATCCCTAAGATACACCAGAGCGAATTACTCTGACATTGGTAGAGTGTTTGGCAAAGATCACTCAACTGTGTACAATGCGGAATCTAAGTATAAACGCGCTGACATGTATATGTTGTCAGACCTAAACACGGTGAAAAAACGTCTTGACGAGTTGGCCGCATGAATTATTTATAGCCGTTCCAGACCTGACCAATACTATGTCAGGACTGGTTGGCGAACACATTGCCAGTGCCGCAATCGTACAGCGTGGCTGGGGTTGCGGTATGGTCATGCAGGATGACTATGATCTGATTGCAACGAAAGGCAGGGAAAGCTACCGAATTCAAGTCAGATCATGCCAGTTAAGCAAGCGCATAAAATATAGCAAGCGCACAATGCAGTTCCCTGTCGGTAAGGGAAAGGATAAGCGGTTTCCCAGTGTAGATGATTATGATATCCTAGCCCTCGTCAGTTCTGAACAGCGAGGGTGTTTTTTTATGCCTATCTCTGCTATTGACCGGATAAAATTTACGAAACCAACCAGCCTGTTCACGCCAGAGCGCGAGATCGATAGCTGGGATCAAACAATAAGGATTTTGCGAGATGAATGTACCAAACAGACGCCCCTGCGTAACAACCGAACTAGGCATGGGTCTAGCCGTGACCGTTAGCTTTCACCCAGAAACAGGTGAGGCTGTTGAAATGTTTATGTCCGGCCGTGGCAAGGCCAGTGACAATGATATGCAGAACATCCTGTATGAGATGGGTGTCACTGTCAGTAAGATGATACAAGGAGGCATGGAAAATGGATTCAGCACAACAACTGATAAACTTGATCAAACAGCATGAAGGCTTTGTAGAACACGCCTATAAGGACAGTGAAGGCTATCTAACCATTGGCTATGGCAGACTGATAGACGAACGACTAGGCGGCGGTATATCTGCACAGGAAGCCGAATTTCTGCTGATGAATGACCTTGATCAAGTGATCGAAACTGCTAAGAAATACACGTTCTGGCCGAATCTAAATGAGCCACGCAAGGCTGTGATTGTCAGTATGCTGTTCAACTTGGGTCAGCCACGCTTCGACAAGTTCCGTAAAACCAAGGACGCTATCCACGCAGAAGACTACGACACTGCGGCATCTGAGATGCTGGACAGTATGTGGCGAAAGCAGGTAGGCCACAGGGCTGTACACTTAGCGGAAATGATGCGTACAGGGGAATGGAACGATGTCAGCTAAAGATATTACAGAATGGAAAATACTCCCACGACTGATGATGGTGATAATGACGCTGATGAGTTGGCGTTGTGCAGAGTGGTTTATGAAACTGGAAGACCCGACAGCCGCACAGTCAGCCTTTGTAAGCGTTGTGATGGGTGCTATGACAGGTGCGTTTGGGATATGGATGGGCAATGAGGTGAAGAAATGATTGAATCGCTTATAGCACCGATTACAGGGCTACTAGACAAGTTTATTGAGGACAAAGACCAAAAAGCTAGGCTGGCACATGAGCTTGCCACGATGTCGCAAAAACATATTCAAGATCAGGTTATGGGTCAGCTAGACATTAATAAGGCAGAAGCCCAGTCACGCAATCTGTTTATAGCTGGGTGGCGGCCTTTTATCGGCTGGACATGCGGCATAGCTATGGCATGGCATTTTGTTGGCGTTCCTGTCACGCTGTTCTTTACCGGATGGTTTGGCATAGATATACCTGAGTTGCCGCAGTTCGACATGGAAAGCCTGATGACTGTGTTGTTAGGCATGTTAGGGTTGGGCGGCCTTAGAACCTTTGAAAAGGTTAAGGGCTTAACAAAGTAGGCAAAAAAGAACCCAGTGACCGAAAGGTAAGTCACTGGGCTTAGTAGCCCCTCTAAAGAGGCTGGGGAGAAACCATAACGAATAAGATGATATTACTATACACCGCCAAAGTATGCAATTGCACCCCAAAAGTTATACTGCGGATGAAGAATATTTGTCCACGACAGGCAGTACAATACTGCAAAGCCACCTAAAATGATGTTCATAATCCACTGAGCCATTACTTTATCCCCTTATCAATTGTGTTTTGCGCCAAGTCCATCATGCTCTCAGCATAGTGAATAAGTGCCATATCCTTCTCAGCCAATGGGCTGATCTCAATAAACTTCTTGAGCGCGTTTTTTACTGATGAATAAAAACCTACGTTTTTCCATCCGGTCTTGCCGCCGATAAATGTTTGCAGGGTGTAATTTGGATGGTCAGCCTCGATCTGGTAATCCTTGCTGATAGTAATAATTTGCTTACTCATAATTTGCTCCTGTTATTGGTTCTGCACCGCTATCAATCGCGGCCATGTTTTCATTCATTAGCTCAACCCACGCCTCTTTGAACTGACTAAAATCACCAGCGGATATCGTGCCACGCACATAGTGTGTGTTCCACTGGATGAACTTATAGTCGAGATCGTCAATGTCGAGCCAGCGATACTTAGATTTGATCTTGTCTTTTGTAATCATGATAATCTCCCTTGCAGGGTGGCACTAGGCCACCCATTTATCAGCGTGCGTATTAGCGATTGGTGTTGAAACGACAGCATAAACAAATGCGTGATACCGCGTTTCCTCATAGCGATAGCTTCTAGAAAACCGAAATCCGGTCAAAGCCATAATCGGTGCGATGATTTTTGCAGTTAATATTCTCATCAGATAATCTCCCTTTGTTTTCTCTCTGATAAGTTAAACCTAGTTTAACTACACACACACGTCAAGCACAAAAGTAAATTAATTTTAAGTTTTTTACAGGGAGTTGCCTAGATCAATTGTTTTGCAGGCTGGCTGGAAGGCAATAATCTCATCACGATATGGATGTCGTGACAGGTATTCCTGCACTTTCGCCATACTGGGACATTCCTCAACAAACGCATATTCCATATCTAATGGGCGGTCTTGGAATACAAACACCATAATGAATACTATGACTTTCATCGCATCGTGCCTCTCAGAGCGATCAGGACAGCCAGCATGATGCTTCCGGTCACAATTATGGCTATTGTGGCTAAAACGCCGTGTACGAGCCTCTGACGGCGTTTGCGCTGGTCTTCTATGGCTTCCTGTCTTTTCTTGCGCTGTTCGGCTTGGAATCGCACAAAATCGTTGTACATACCGCCACGACCATATAACTGCATCATAGACCGGAGTTCTGCCTTCTTCGCGGCAATCTGCTCTAAGGCCATAAATTCTTCTAGGTCAGAGCCGTCACTCCCACCTATTCTGCGCCATATGCTGTTCTTCTTAGCATTGCCACGAGCTTGCAGTTCTTCTTCTGCCTGTACAAACTTGCTGATAGCCTTCCCAGCCGTCATAATATCACGGCCGTTCATGACGGTTTTTTTCAACACGTCAAAGCATTGATTGGCTACCATAAGCTCCGCAATCACTAATAAATCTCCAACAACAAGTCAGCATTAACATATTTAGGAACGCAGTAAGCAATTACTGCATCCTTTGAGCTATTATACTGTAAATCGTTGGGAGTTCCAAACCTCCGAGAAACTTGGCTGGCGTACCAGTTGCAACGCTCGATGCTCGCAAAGAACATGTCGCCTGATGCTAGGTAGCGGTCATCACCTGCACCAATATAGACCAGCAATAGGAAGACATGTTTCATCAGCGTGTGGAATCATTTCTTTTCCATCAAGCGATGAAGCAAGTCCTCTAATCTGGCGAACCTGTCCTCAATACGCCCCATCATAGCAGTCATCTCATCTTTGTGGATAAATGTTTCTCTGGTGGAGTTGATGCGTTCCTCAAGGCGGTTGATACGATTGGTTAGCTGGTTGATATACCAACCACCGCCAGCAATAAACGCGCCAATCAATATATCGAACAAGCTACTCATATCCATAACTACACCTCGTCAGGCCAGTCAGCTATTGGTGCATTGCCAGTTGGGTTATTCTCAGCATCAACAGGCGCATCGAACAATGCCATAAACGCTGTATGGTCAGCCGCGCCATCTATTGCCGCCTCGATTGTGTTTGAGGCTGTCCTCACGCTTGCTCTATAATCAAGTGTCGCTTGGTCAACAGAATAGTCAGCAACCTCACTGGCCTTGATTACCATCCAGTCAGTAGGCTCTAACAGCCCACCAGCTTGTGTTTTGATTGTGGCTTTCCACACCGACTTGAGGCCAAGGATGACCATCTGCTCACCGTCTTCCATAATGGCATTGCCATCTTCATCAACCGCATTGACATCATCCAATGCTTTAGGCGTGTTGGCATCCCAATAAAACCTGTTGTCGAATGACGCTGGTGGGTCAACCCAGACTAGGCCAGCCGCAACCTTCTCATCGTCAGACCATCTGCCCCAACTTGTCGGATGCTGGATGCCGTCAGCGTTTTTCCAGCCACGACCTTCTCTGATTCTTTTTCC